TCATTCGATGCAAATATCGAAACCGTTGCAGAAGATTGAGTGAGTATTTGAAGAGACAGAAAGGAGAAGAAAATGCGAATTGTTGATTATGAAACATTCATTCGTATGCCCAGTGGGACTATATTTGCTCCGTGGACACCTTGCACCACATTGGAAGAGCCCGAGATAAAGGTTGACCATGGTTGGGAATATACGGACGATAGTGGAAATGCTCGTTGGATGTTTGACGGAACGTGCGTTGTTATGCCTCGGCCAGTCGAATGTGATGGGTTCGATTTTGGAGAATGCGAATCTGAATTTTTCTATTACGATGGCGACAGCACTGATGCATCAGAATATAAAATGTTCCTTATTTACGAAGAAGATGACATCAATAATATTATAAAAATCTTGGAATGGGCGAAGAAAGGATGTCCTGGAGACGGTCCGGAACAAGCACTGAGAGGAGAAAAATAATGGGTCTCTCTAAACTTTCTGAGGCTTGCAAGAAGTGTCCGAACGTAGATTCATGCGATCATAAGCGAATGGAGGCTCTTGGATGTTTACCGTCGCCGGAGCCGAGTAAAGCAGCAGAGATTAGGATAGACGGTATGTCTATGTCTTCTGATTTGTATAAGAGCTTGGGTAAGCAATTGAGTTCAGCCCTAGCTTGTGGATATTTGAAAGGAGAAAATCATGATTAAATGCAAAAATTTTTTCGGTACGTCGGGATCTAACGGCTCTAAATCTGCCGATGTATATTTTAATGAGTGGATTAAAGCTCATCAGGATATTGATATTTTAGAGTTTAGATATCAACAGGCTAGATATGGCGATCACTCTATCTGCATTTTGTATGAGGAGGATTCGAACTATGATTAAATTCGAACACACCGAGGTCGTGGGCTGGGAGCATGCGATCCGTGGGATGCGAAATCCGATGAATTCTTGGGAGAAGAGTGATAGCTTCAATTCTACTGCGGCATGGGATAGTTACAGATTTGGAGAGGGCGATCCGGAAATCGGTCCAAACGACCTCGATCTTATGATGCAACTGCGGAACGCCGGGACAGACCATCGAAAATTCATGCGGATGATTACCGTGTATGTGGATATTACGGCGCCGCTGTACTGGTGGAAAGAATTTGATACGTACAAGGTCGGTACCGTAGCGAACTCTTGCTCAACGATGCATAAGATTGCGGCGAAGGAGTTTACGCTGGAGGATTTCTCTATCGAGCATCTTATGGAGTGGGAAGACTACGAATCTGAAGCAAAGGAACTGAAGCCGACTCGTCTGTGTAACTTCAAGTTCTACCTTATGGATACAATCAGCGCATTGAATAATGCTCGTGATCTGTATCTTCAAACTAATGACAAGAAGTATTGGTGGCAGATGATCCAGCTGCTTCCTAGCTCGTATAACCAGAGACGGACGGTCATGCTCAATTACGAGGTTCTGGCCAACATTTATAAGTCTCGGCGGAATCACAAGCTTGATGAGTGGAGAGAATTGTGTGACTGGATCGAGAGTCTGCCATATTCAGAGCTGATTACGGGTCCGGATCTTTCTAGAACTCCGATCTGTGACGAGATCATAGAAGAAGCGAAAAAAAAGAGTCAAGATGGATACGTACGCAGTAACACCGAGGAGTGATATTTATGGATCAGATGCGTAGACTCATTACCACTTGGGATAAAATTCACGAGATCATTGACGAGGCTATGGAAAAACATGACCGATGGGTAACGATCAACTTAATGCCCGAAGGTATGCTGACTGTAAATGTATATCCTTGGTCTTTGGAAGAGGAGAACGAGGAATGAACGATATTCCAGAAGAACCAAATGTAGAGCCAATCAAACCTGATACGGTTCTTTATTTATGTGACCGGAGAGCTTGTGAAAACTGCGCATACCCTTTATGTAAGCATACAACGGATATTTATCATGCCGTCAACTTCGAAAAAGGTCTTGGCGGTGGATATTGGGAAAAAGAATAGAGTTTGTATTTTCGAAAGGAGATAAAACAATGGTAATCGTAGTTGCAATTATGACAATCCTTCTCGTGGCTGCTTTGGGGGTCATCTGTTATCAGCGTATGATGGTGGACCGTCTGAACGAGTCTTGGGAGTCCGCATTTGAAAATGTCTCTGAGAATCTTGAGGCATGCGTCCAGACTCTAAAGTCGGAACTTGAAGTAGAGAGACGCTGGCGGCGAATATGGCGAACACAGGCACAGAAAGCATGGCACGAGGGTTTCATTCAAGATATTCCGGAAGGACTCTTTGATGTAAAACCTTTTGAGACCTTTGGAGGAGATGCTGTGCGCGAGGCGACTTTTGAGACGGAGAAAACGAATGAGTATCTGGATGCCGTGGAGCACATTGCAGAAGGGGCGTAAAGATGGATAGTATGATATTATTACTGATTATTTTTGCGGATGGACATGAAAAAATCATTTCGGGCGTAGAGCGCTACGGACACTACCGGGAGAACATCAACATTTTCTGGTTCGAGAAGAACGGCCGAAAATCATTCGTTCCGGTCTCTCAAGTGCGATATTTCGGAAGCGCATTTGATTATGCGGATGAGGTTAGAGAGGTGTAAATTATGAGTGCGATTTTAGACTCAGGAAACCGTAGAACGTTTCAGACAGGCGCAGTACGTGATATTCAGGAAGGGAAAGGACGATGCGATTTGCTTCCTCTGCTTCCTATTTATAATATGCTGCGCGACGACATATTATTTTGTGTTAATCAATTTGAGGATTCTGGTGACCCGAAGTATTTGCTGGAAGCCGTCCTGCAATTTTCGACGGAATTCGACAACAGCGTCTACACCATGCTGCTTGAGGTTTCCATACACTTTGAGCAGGGAGCTCAGAAATATGGTGAGAATAATTGGCAGAAAGGGATTCCTGTTCACTGCTACATCGACAGCGCCATCCGTCATTACCTTAAATATAAACGAGGGGATGATGACGAGCGCCACGATCGATCCTTTGTTTGGAACGTCCTGTGCGCAATCTGGACATGCAAAGTGATGCCGGAGCTGAACGAGTATGGGGTTGATACGGATGACAACGTAGGCGCGTAAAACGCATCCCCTATTATGGAAGGAGGTGTTTGGTTTATGGAATATTTTCTGGCCGTATCCGATAAGCAACTAGGTTTATGCCTGAGGATGTTATACGCGGAGGGGGTTCAGGCTATTGTCGAAACTGTTAGAAACAGTAAAGGCAAGATTGAATTTCATATCAAAGCGAATACGGACGAGGCGTTACTTAGGGATCTGATCGAGCGGTACAATATTTTGATTTCCTAAACGGACACTTAGTTCCAGCAAAGTAAAAGGTCCGAACAAGGCCTTTTACTTTTTCGTTTTTCATGGTACTATATTTTGCAGAGGAGTCGATAAGATGAAATCGTTGCATGGTGCCAGTTCGGATAAGGTGATACATGTCAAAAGTCATATGGCCTGCCCGGTTAAGCAGAAAGACGGAACTTGGAAAGTGGTTCTGAAAGACTATGAAGAGGATATTCCGGACCTCGGGCGAGAGGATTTGATCTGTAACGCTTGTGGTTGGACAGATTATCCGAATTGTAAAGAGACCTGGTGTAAGGCTTGGGTGCGCCATACGAAGAAAAAGTAAAGGGGATTTTGATGATTTCAGGAGCTGGACATGCTGTTCGGCTCTTTATTTTTGCCTAAAAACCCATCATTTTTCTGCCCACTTTTATGTTTCAAATCCGGGCTTCTGCCCACTTTTTCTGGGCTTTTTACATTTTTGACAGGAAAAAATAAGGGGTGTAAAGGCATTTACTTGCGCTTTTGCCCAAAAAAAGTGGGCAAAAGCCCACTTTCAAAACCCAAAAGTGGGCGAGAACTACGTCTAACTACACTTATAGAAGGTCGATAGAAGGTCTAACTACGTTTATTGCCCACTTTGCCCACTTTTTTTACCCTTATTACATGATAGAAAAATTCAATATTATATATAAATAAGCGAAAAAAAGTGGGCAAGTGGGCAGAATGATTTTTTGAGGAGGAATTGAGACGATTGAGACGAGAAATAAGGTGGATCGACATATACACCGATTTTAAGAAAACATATCCTAAGCTTTCTAAGGACGTTATTCGTTATGAACCTCAAGGATACTTGGTTATAGCCGTTCATTTTAGGGATGCGACAAAAATACTGTATGACTATACGAACCGTCGAGCCAGGTTTGTGTCGTGAACAGTGCCATAAAGAGTGTAAACGAACAACAGCAAAATCTTCCATTTTTGCAAAAGGTATGGTATATTATAAGTGCCACACAATTTTATATAATTCTTTACTGCGGGAAAATACTTGGCAAAAAAGTGTTTTCTCTCTTTACTTATACCCGTAGTGAAGGATAAGATTGTGTGGCAGCAATGGGAGAATGCGCTTTTTGGTGCGTCTCTTATTGGGGCGCACTTTTTTATTTTGTCTGGAGATAGAAAGGCTATGTCGGAGCAGATGGAACTTTTTCGGACGTTAGAGAAAGACTTAAATTTTGAACTGGCACCGTGTGATAGAAATTTCGACTTGGACACAAAATCCGGTCTTACAAAACTGGAGCTTACGCCAGCCCAAAAAGGACAGATTAGCGCATTGTTTTCTCAAATGCCGGCAATGCTTGCAAGCGAAACTATGGCTCACGCCTATGTATTAAAACTTCCAGAAGGTTTATCGGGAATGAACAGTTTAATGTCCTATCGTAGCGGTGGCCTCGGTACTCCTATTATGGGCGAGAACGGAAAAATCGTTGCACATGCTTCTTTGCATGGTGTTTCCGACCAAGCTTTGCTTCTCAGCTGCTTTACTGTAATGTCGATTGCTTCCGGACAATATTTTCTTACCCAGATTCATAGCGAGCTTAAGATGATGAGAATGAATTTGGACAAAATTTTGGAGTTTCTGTACGGAGACAAAAAAGCAGAGTTGATGGCAGAAATAAGCTTTGTTAAATACGCTTATCAAAACTATAATTCTATTATGTCACATGAAGCGCAAAGGACGGCAACAATAGCCAGCATTCAAGAGGCCAAGAAAGTCGCGATGAAAGATATCGAATTCTATATGAACGATCTTGACTCAGTGGCAAAAACCAAGGATAATTCAGAGTTAATATCTACTGTTAATAAGGCATTCCAAATTAAAGAAAGTTTGGAGCTTTCAATGCAGCTGTATGTATTCAGCAATTTATTGGAATTATATTACTCTCAGAATGCCGATTCAAGTTACATAAAATATGTCGAAGCTGACGTATCCTCGTATATCGATAAATGTGAGAAACGTATGCTAAGCAGCTTCAGTGTTCTTGATGCATTTGTCCGAGATTACAAAGGCAATCTCCTTAAGAAGATTGACACATCAGAAATAGAGAAGGAGGTCGGTGGATTGCTTGATCGTCTGAACAATGGGGAAGAGATTCCAATGCGGCAGACTTTGCATGCGGCGTTAAGTGCTCAGACGAGGAAGGCAGAATACTATATGGCAGAGGACGGAAATATTTATTTAAAGACCGCGTGAAATTTATATTCCATTTCAAAGACAGAGTTGCTTTCGAGCTCCTCTGTCTTTTCTTTTTTCTGTTTTACAGCTTCGCGAAAAAAACATTGACTGTTATGAAGAGAGAGGATATAATGGCCATTTTTGAATGGACACTCTCTTTTGCGTTTTTGATGAAGTGAAAGGAGGCCCAAGATGGCTAGGAGTTCTAGGCTCGAAAGTGGATTTCAAGATGGTCTGATTCAGCGTTTAAAAAATATGTTCCCTGGCTGCATGGTCTTTAAAATGGATCAAATACAAGGGCTTCCTGATCTGTTGGTTTTGTATCAAGATAAGTGGGCGTCCTTAGAATGCAAGAAATCTGCGAATGCTGCAAAACAACCAAATCAGGAATATTACGTAGATCTGATGGACAACATGTCCTTCTCAAGATTTGTTTATCCTGAGAATAAGGAGGAAGTGTTAAGTGAACTTCAATCGGCATTTCGAACTTGAAGGGCTGCATGCTTTTCTTGGGCCGAGTAAATATCATTGGCTCAATTACAGCGAAGAGAAAATGGCTGACTCATATTTGAATTTTCTGGCGGCACAGAGAGGAACAGAGCTGCATGCGTTCGCTGCGCAATGCATTCGACTGGGACAGAAATTACCCAAATCACAAAAAACACTCAACATGTATGTGAACGATGCAATCGGGTTTCGGATGACTCCCGAGCAACCGCTATTCTATTCGGAAAATTGCTTCGGGACTGCGGATGCCATTTCGTTTCGAAAGGACATACTTAGAATTCATGACTATAAGTCCGGAGTGATTCCGGCCCACATTGAGCAGCTTGAAATATACGCTGCTCTTTTTTGTTTGGAATATCGTGTGAAGCCAATCGATATTGAAACAGAGCTTCGCATCTATCAAAGCGATGATATTCTGTGTCACAATCCGACTGCGGATGATATTTCGGCAATTATGAATAAGATTATCGTTTCTGACAAAATCATCAAGAAAATTAAAGAACGGGAGAGCTAAGCCATGAATTCTATTGCTGAAGATATTTTGATGCATTACGGCACACCGAGACATTCGGGGCGCTATCCTTGGGGCTCTGGCGATAATCCCTATCAGCGCAGCGGAGATTTTTTAAGCCGTATTGAAGAGCTGAAAAGCCAAGGACTTACCGAAACCGAAATTGCCAAAGCAATGGGAATGTCTACGACTCAATATCGTGCGCAGAAATCCTTGGCAAAGGACGAACGACGTGCATTAGATGTTGCCCGGGCAAAGTCTCTTCGGGAAGACGGTCTAAGCTTGAATGAAATTGCGAGGGAGATGGGCTTTGCCAATGATTCTTCTGTTCGATCATTGCTGAACGAACGTTCTGAAGCTCGAATGAATCAAGCAAAGAAGACTGCGGAATTTCTGAAAGAGCAGATAGCGGAAAAAGGGATGATCGATGTTGGCACTGGTGTTGAACGCGAGCTTGGAATTTCAAAAGAGAAGCTAAAAGAAGCTTTGGCGATCCTCGAAGCAGAAGGATATCCAGTATACGGCGGGAGAATCCAGCAGGCCACGAATCCTGGAAAACATACAACTCTTCAGGTGGTTTGTCCTCCGGGTACGGAGCATAAGGAAATATACGACTACGACAATATTCATTCTGTGAAAGATTATATTTCTTATGATGATGGTGAATCGTTCAGAAAAAGTTTCGTATATCCTGAAAGCATGGATTCCAGCCGGCTGAAAATCCGGTATGCGGAAGACGGGGGAATCGATAAAGACGGCGTCATCGAAATTCGCAGAGGCGTTGAGGATCTTTCTCTTGGAGAATCTCATTATGCACAAGTTCGAATTCTCGTTGACGGAAATCGGTATCTTAAAGGGATGGCCGTATATTCTGACGATTTGCCTGATGGTGTGGATGTTGTATTTAATACGAACAAAAAACAAGGTACCCCGACAGGAGACGTTCTGAAGAAAATTACCAATGATCCCGAAAATCCGTTTGGCTCACTTATTAAGGAACATGGCGGTCAAAGCTATTATGACGATCCGAATGGCAAGTACACCGATCCAGTAACAGGAAAGAAGCAGTCACTTTCTTTGATCAATAAGCGTGCCGAAGAGGGAGACTGGGGTGAATGGAGCGACCATCTTCCATCACAATTTCTGTCCAAGCAAAGTATGACGCTCATCAATAAGCAGCTCGACTTAGCGACCAAAGACAAGTTTGCAGAGTTTGATGAAATATGTTCTTTAACAAATCCGACTGTAAAAAAGGCTCTTCTCAAGTCTTTCGCTGATGATTGTGACTCCGCAGCCGTCCATTTACAGGCAGCAGCATTACCGCGTCAAAAGTATCAGGTTATCTTGCCCGTTACAGATATGAAGGACGATGAAGTGTACGCACCAAACTACAAAAACGGTGAAAAAGTCGCACTTATCCGCTATCCACATGGCGGAACTTTTGAAATACCGATTTTGACAGTAAACAATAAGCAGTCAACAGCTAAAAGAATGTTAGACAATGCTCTTGATGCAATTGGTATTAACAGTAAAGTTGCAGAGCGTCTATCTGGAGCTGATTTCGACGGCGACACTGTTATGGTCATACCCACCGGTGGAAAGGTTAAGGTTACATCGACGCCGCCGCTAAAGGGTTTGGAGGGCTTTGACCCAAAGCTTGAATATGGCGGCAAAAAAGAGGGAACCTTTAAGCCCATGAAAAACACGCAAACTGAAATGGGAAAGATTTCAAACCTCATTACCGACATGACTTTGAAAGGTGCTACTCAGGATGAGCTTGCTCGTGCTGTCCGCCACAGTATGGTAGTGATCGATGCTGAAAAACACAAGCTCGATTACAAACAAAGTGAACGAGATAACGGAATTTCTGCTCTTAAGAAAAAGTATCAGGGAACAGTTGATGAGAATGGTCGTTACCATGAAGGTGCTGCGACATTGATCTCTCGTGCTAAATCTGAAACCTCTGTTCTGAAGCGAAAAGGAAGTCCGATCATTGACAAAGAGACAGGTGAGCAGCGCTACAAAGAAGTTTATGAAGAATACACCGATAAGAATGGTAAAGTTAAGGTTCGTACTCAGGCCAGCACAAAGATGGCTGAAACCAAAGATGCCAGAACGCTTTCCTCCGGTACTCCACAGGAAGAAGCATATGCTGATTATGCCAACAACATGAAATCTCTAGCCAACCGTGCACGCAGAGAGATGATGAATACCGGCAAGATTGCGTACTCTGCTTCTGCTAAGAGAACGTATCAGGCAGAGGTAGACTCCCTGGAGGCCAAGCTGAATGTTGCTTTAAAGAATGCACCTCGTGAACGTCAGGCTCAGATTCTTGCTAATGCTGCTGTAAAAGCTAAAAAGCAGGAGAATCCGGACATGACCAAGGGGGAGATTAAAAAAGCAAACCAGCAGGCCCTCACGGCAGCACGAAATTCGGTAGGTGCTAAACGTGAACCCATCCTGATAACAGATCGTGAATGGGAGGCTATACAGGCTGGCGCTATCAGCGAGAACCGGCTTACACAAATCATCAATAATGTGGATACAGATAAGCTCAGACAACGTGCAACGCCTAGAGCAACGACGACCCTGAGCTCTGCAAAGGTCAATAAGATTGCTTCTATGAATGCGTCTGGTTACACGACTGCTGAGATCGCAGAAGCTCTTGGCGTATCAGCATCCACAGTGTCAAAATACTTGAACTGAAAGGAGTGAACCAAGTATTATGGCAAGTAAATGTATGCTTACAACGTTTGACAATCCGTACAATCCTTTTGATGAGTTCACTTCGTGGTTCATGTTCGACGAGGAAAAAGGTTATCATTCGTGTGCTTACTTAGGAAGAATCGCAAAGACATCTGAACAGCTTTCAGATGAGGAAAATGCGCAAGAGATTGAGCGTGCGATTGACGAAATCATTAAGTATGATTTTCAAAACATTTATAAAAAAGTGAAACAGTAGTTTATTTGTGGTCGCGGTGATGAGTCTTAGAGGTATAGGGGGGGACGCTAAAAACGCACCCCCTTCGTCATCGCGGCCCTCCTCAAAAATTCCCCGGAGGAACTTTTTCGAAAAAGCTTTTACGCGTGTATCCCACACTCTGTTATGGAGGTGAGACAGAATGCAACTTAGAGAGGTCCGAGCGCTATACTTTATCGGTATATTAACAGGCCTTGGGTTTGGTTCTATTATCACGTGTAAAATATTGGGGAGGCTATAACAAAGCCTCTCTATTTTTCACAGCATTTAATCGAGCTCATAAGGCTTATTCGCTTCGACGGACACTTTCACGCTTTCTTTTTTTACCTCCAGATTTTCTCCTTTCAGTGAAACAGAGATTCCGGCGGCCTTATGAGTTCGCTTAAATGCTGTATAAAAGTACAACAAAAGTTAGCATGATCATTACAAAATCTATCAGAGAGGAGGCAGTAACAGGTGAAAAAAATACATGCGGAAAGTAATTCGTCAACAACAAAACGTATTCGCCCAGCTTTGACGCCGGAGGCCAGACAAAACCAGCTTATATCTTTGGCCATTGATTTGGTCGAGAAGCGTTTGATAGAAGGAACTGCTTCTTCTCAAGAAACTACGCATTTTTTAAAACTGGCATCCACGAAAGCTCACTTAGAGGAACAGATTCTCGAAAAGCAAAAAGATTTGATTGAGGCAAAAACCAAATCCTTGCAATCCACAGAGCGAATCGAAGAGCTTTACAAAGAAGCGATGAGCGCTTTCCGTAGGTACAGCGGGAGTGGTGAAAGCGATGAAGTTTAAAACATATTCGGAATTGTCACAGCTTCTTTCTTTCGAAGAGCGCTATCAATATTTACGTTTGTGTGGAAAGGTTGGAGAGGATACTTTTGGCTTTGACCGATATCTAAATCAGGAGTTCTACAAAACAGATGAGTGGCGGGCAATTAGAGATGTTGTAATCATTCGAGACAATGGTTGTGACCTCGGTGTAGACGATAGGAAAATAGGTGGCCGCATCCTGGTTCACCATATGAACCCTATTACCAAGGAAGACATTTTGTACAGAAGCAAAATGCTTCTTGACCCAGAATATTTGATTTGCACGACTGACAATACTCATAAGGCGATTCACTATGGGGACGAAAATCTTTTAATTAAGAATCCAATTGAGCGTAGACCAAACGACACATGCCCATGGAGGCACTAAGAGGAGGAGTTTTAGGTGAACACAGTTACCATTGGAATTGTTACTGACTGCCTTGCCCTGAGCATTCGAGAAGAGCCGGATTCAGACGGCAAGGTTATCGGTACGGTTGATGCCCTTTCGGAGCTGATGATCGACGAGGGGGCGTCAAACAAAGATTTTTATAAAGTATGTACCGAAGCAGGCGTAGAAGGGTTTTGCAGTAAACGTTATGTTGCGGTCAGGCCGAAGGGGTGATTATGGTGGACAGTATTTTAACTTCTATCAAAAAACTTTTGGGGCCGGAAGAGGTATATGAACACTTTGACACAGATATCATCATGCACATCAATTTTGCATTCTCGACTTTGACACAGTTGGGAGTCGGTCCGGAAGAAGGGTTTGTCATTAAAGACAAAACTGCTATATGGACGGATTTTATTCAAGACGACAAACGATTGGAATTTGTAAAAACATACATATATCTCAAAGTGAAGCTTGTGTTTGATCCACCCCTTAGCTCTTCTGTCCTTGACGCGATGAACCGCCAAATCAATGAGCTGGAATGGCGATTGAATGTCGCGGTTGATTCAGGGACAGCTTAGGAGGGATTTGGATGTGGAAATATGCTCGCGCTCGCACGGATGAACTTTTTCACTATGGCGTGAAGGGAATGAAATGGGGTGTCCGGCGAACGCCGGAGCAACTCGGTCATTCTCCGAAGGTTGCAAAGGCCGGCAAACGTGTTATACTTAAAGAGAAATCCAGCGGTGGGGAGAAAGGGCTTAAAACTCAGCCATCGTCTGCATTGAGAAAAGGAATTCGAAGTTTGGAGAAACGGATAGCAGAACATGAGGCAAAAATAAATGCGCCAGAAAAGTATTGTGATGAATGGGCTACTTATTCGAAGAATGAACGCATTGGTATGGTTAATCATTGGAAAAAAGAAAATAAAGATTTTCAACAATCCATTTATAACCGATTAGAGGAACTTAGGAACAGAGGTGAAGATTATAATGAATAACGATATTTTTAATCATATTGTAGAGCGGTTGCTAAGCAATGCCGATGATGCGTTGAAAGAATTTGATCAAAACAAGGACGATGAATTTTATCAGGGTAGGCGGTTAGCTTACTGGGAAGTTCTTGACACATTAAAAAGCGAGCTGATGGTTGCCGACTATGATTTAAAAGCATGCGGGCTTGATATAGATGTCGACGCTAAATATATGGGCTTACACAAAAAAGAATTTTAAAGATTCAATCGGAGAACAACTTATAACCAGATAGGGAAAGAGGAAGCTGTCGGGTAAACAACTTCCTCTTTTTGTTGGCGGTTATTCTCGAAGATAACCGAGCTCTTTTGCTAGCCTTTTACATTCGGCTAATTCTTCTTCTCGGCTACTCTCATCTTCTTTTTGGAAGATACGATGGAGAATGGCCGCTGTACCGTAAATAGGTCTCCCGTCTTTACCGGTACACGCCAATTCCGAGATGTCGAGCACTATGTTCACCCCCTATCTGGTTGTAAGTTGTTCTCCTTTCGCTTACCATTCTACGGCAGTCGTCGGAAAAACACAATATTCATTTTTATACCAGGGGCTGTGAAAACACGGCCTCTTTTTTAATGCGCAAAATAGGTGGTGAAAATTCAAAATGGAGAATGAACTTTATCATTACGGTGTTCTAGGTATGAAGTGGGGAGTGCGGAGAACGCCGGCACAGCTTGCAAAGTCGAACGGTAAGGTTAAGCGAAAATCCGAAGACAATGCAAAGAAATCTGATATGAAAAAGGCGGTCAAATCCAGAAGAACGCTCAGCGACGCTGACCTGAAAAAGCGGATTGAGCGGATTAAGATGGAGAAGCAGCTAAAGGACTTAACTGCGGAGGAGATTTCCCCTGGTAAAAAATTTGTTTCAGAGGTTCTTTCTTCCAGCGGGAAAAAAGTTGCGACAGCGTTGGTTACCGGGGCTGTTTTGTACGGGACAAAAGCAGCATTGACGAAGCAGTTCGATATTAAAGAATTGGCTGGTTACATGACACCAAAACCGAAGAATAAGTGAAGAAAAATTAGATGGAGGACTTAATTCTATGCGGACTTATAATCAAACCGACTATCTGGCTCATTACGGTGTCCTCGGCATGAAGTGGGGCGTTCGACGCAAGACAAACAATTCCAATTCTTCCGGAAAGACTAAAAGTGGAGGCATTATCAAAAAAATTAAAAGATTCTACTCGGAAGAAGGCGTTTCAGATGAGACATTAAAGTCCGCTCGCAAGGCACAGCGAGAGGCGAACAAAGAGGACTTAGCGACGACCAAGGCCGCCCTTCAGTACAAAAATGCTGAGCTTGCAAAAGCTCGTGCTGATAAAAAATTAAAAACCATGATGCAACCATGGGCGGACACTTCTGACGATGACCAGAAAATTGAAAAACTGAAAAACACTATTAAAGATCTGAAGGATGAGGAAAAGTATTACGAAAAGATAAAAGTCAACGAGATTGTAACTAAAAAGTCTATTGCGGACGGGCGAAAATATGCAACAGCTCTCCTTGCTGGAATAGGTGCTTTAAGTGTTGCCTCTATTGCAGTGTTAAAGTCTTAATTAAAGAAAAATTTTCCTCCGTTGGCAACACAAAAAGGCCAACTTTTAAAAGGCTGAAACGTGACACAAAAAAAAGAAGCCGACTTTCATATCGACCTCTTCAAATCGGAGCGCTTGTAATAAGAGTTATAAGGTGTGCGAACCTTTTTGCTCTGAGCGTTTTCTTTGTACCAAAGCAAATAGCTGGGGATGAGCTGTACATTCTTCTTTGGCACATATAGCTTATGATAGTTTATCAATGTGTCACCTTCAGCCTTTTAAAAGTTGGTCTTTTTGTATTTAACGCATTATACCATATTTTGGGCTATTTTTCAATGCGAGGAACAACATAAGGTGGTTACAATATGGCATTATCAAACACGGCCGTCCCGAAATACTACGGCATGTTTCGAGATGCCGTAATCCGTGGCGAGATTCCGGTAAACAAAGAAATTTCGATGGAGATGAATCGAATCGACGACTTGATTGCAAATCCCGGAGTTTACTATGACGACAGGGCGGTAGAGGGCTTCATTGATTATTGCGAAAGCGAACTCACACTTACCGATGGAGCAGACTTAAATCTTCTCGACACATTTAAATTATGGGCTGAGCAGATCTTTGGATGGTATTACTTTGTTGAGCGCAGCATTTATGAGCCCTATGAGGATGGTTATGGCGGTCATTACATAACCAAAAAAGTCAGGAAACGTTTGATCAATAAGCAATACCTAATTGTCGCCCGTGGCGCAGCGAAATCGATGTACGGCTCTTGCCTCCAAAACTTTTTCCTCAATGTGGACGCAACCACAACGCACCAGATTACTACGGCTCCGACAATGAAACAGGCCGAAGAGGTTTTGTCTCCGATTCGTACCTCAATCACTCGTGCAAGAGGCCCATACTTCAAATTCTTGACAGAGGGATCTTTGCAGAATACGACTGGTTCTAAAGCAAACCGCGTAAAACTTTCTCCAACCAAAAAGGGTATCGAGAATTTTTTAACGGGTTCGCTGTTGGAGATAAGGCCAATGCGAATCGATAAGCTTCAGGGATTGCAAATCAAAGTTGCGACGGTCGACGAATGGCTTTCGGGGGACATTCGAGAGGATGTAATTGGTGCAATAGAGCAGGGCGCTTCGAAGGTCGACGACTATCTCATCGTTGCGATCAGTTCTGAAGGGACCGTTCGTAATGGTGCCGGCGATACAATCAAAATGGAGTTGATGGACATTCTTAAAGGAGATTACATCAACCCGCACGTATCGATTTGGTGGTATAAGCTCGATTCAATTGACGAAGTTTCAGATCCGGCGATGTGGGTAAAAGCACAGCCTAACATTGGTAAGACTGTTAGCTATGAGACGTATCAATTGGATGTGGAGCGTGCTGAGAAGGCACCGGCTGCACGAAATGATATTCTTGCAAAAAGGTTCGGCCTGCCGATGGAAGGTTATACTTATTACTTTACCTATGAGGAGACACTTCCACACCGCAAGCGTTCGTATTGGCAGATGGCATGTTCTCTTGGAGCAGACCTTTCTCAGGGCGATGACTTCTGTGCCTTTACCTTCCTTTTCCCTTTATCCAATGGTGCTTTTGGAATAAAGACAAGGAACTATATCACCTCGTCTACTCTAATGAAACTCCCGGCGGCAATGCGAATCAAGTATGATCAGTTCATGCAAGAAGGCAGCTTGATTGTTCTTGAGGGAACAGTCTTGGACATGATGCAGGTCTACGATGATCTGGACAACTACATCACCGATTGTGGATACGATGTGCGTTGCTTTGGATATGATCCTTACAATGCAAAGGAGTTTGTTGACAGGTGGGCATCAGAGAACGGCCCCTTTGGAATTGAAAAAGTAATCCAAGGTGCAAAAACGGAATCCGTTCCTTTGGGAGAGCTGAAAAAGCTTTCTGAGGAGCGGATGCTTTTGTTTGACGAGGATTTGATGACCTTTGCAATGGGGAACTGCATTACGTTGGAAGACACAAATGGAAACAGGAAACTTTTAAAGAAGCGATATGAGCAGAAAATCGACGCTGTTGCAGCTATGATGGATGCCTATATTGCCTATAAAGCCAACAAAGATGCTTTTGAATAATTGTATTCGTTGGTTAGCTTAAACTAACTGTTTAAAAGGCGGTGAACATTCAAAATGGACATGTCTATGGGTTCCAGGTTTAAACGAGCCTGGAACACTTTCTTTAACAGAGACCCTACGCACTCTTACAACGATACCGGACCCGGATATTTCTACCGTCCGGACCGTACTCGGTTCAGCCGGGGCAATGAGCGTTCAATTGTTACTTCTGTTTACAATCGAATTAGCTTAGACGGTGCAGCTATTTCTATTCAACATGTTCGACTGGATGAAAACGAGCGATATATTTCAAACATTTCATCCAAGCTGAACAACTGCTTGACACTGGAAGCAAACCTCGACCAAACGGCACGGGCTTTTCGACAAGATGTAATCATGTCGATGCTCGACGAGGGCTGTATCGCTATTGTTCCGGTAGAAACGACCGATAATCCGGAAGAAACCGGGGGCTATGACATCCTGTCTATGCGTGTCGGTAAAATTCTTGAATGGTATCCACAGCATGTCAAAGTTCGTGTGTACAACGAATGGACAGGGGAGAAGCAAGACATTACAGTTCCGAAAAGCACGGTTGCAATTGTAGAAAACCCTTTGTACGCCGTTATCAATGAGCCCAATTCTACAATGCAGCGGCTTATTCGGAAACTTAATTTGTTGGATGTCGTTGATGAGCAAAGCAGCTCTGGTAAGTTAGACCTTATCATTCAGCTGCCATACGTCATCAAGACCGAAGCAAGGCGTCAACAAGCTGAAAACAGGCGTAAAGATATCGAAAATCAGTTGTCAGGTTCAAAGTATGGAATCGCTTATACCGATGGTACGGAGCGCATTACACAGTTGAATCGTTCAGTGGAAAACAACCTGATGAAGCAGATTGAATTTCTAACGAGCATGCTATACAGCCAGTTAGGAATCACTCAAAGCGTTATGGATGGGACCGCTGACGAGAAAACGATGCTGAACTATAACAACAGAACGATAGAGCCTATCGTTTCAGCGATTGTTGATGAAATGAAACGAAAGTTTCTTACAAAAACAGCTCGGTCTCAATCTCAGTCGATCATGTTCTTTACAGATCCGTTCCGTCTGGTGCCGGTTGACAATATTGCAGAAATTGCAGACAAATTCACCCGGAACGAAATCATGACATCGAATGAGTTCAGACAAATCATTGGTATGAAACCGTCTGACGATCCGAGAGCTGACGAACTTAGAAATAAGAACCTCAGCGAACCTGGCGGCGAGAAGACTGAGCAAATAAAAAGCCAGGAGGAAAATCAAAATGGAGAAATATGATTTTAGTGGCTGGGCCACTAGAAACGATTTGCTCTGTTCGGATGGACGGACCATTCGAAAAGATGCATTCAAGCACTGCGATGGTAAAACTGTTCCGTTGGTTTGGAACCACAACCATTCCGATCCGGATAATGTTCTTGGTCATGCACTGCTGGAGAACCGAAACGAAGGCGTTTACGCCTACTGTTCTTTCAACAACACTGAAAACGCAAAAAATATCAAAGAGGCCGTTCGTCATGGCGACGTTCGGTCTCTTTCTATTTTTGCCAATCAGCTGAAGCAGGCCGGCAGCGATGTGATTCACGGCGCTATTCGTGAAGTGAGTCTGGTTCTGGCTGGGGCAAATCCCGGCGCATTTATCGATTCCGTCATGGCTCATGGCGATGGCGTTGAAACCGGCATCATTCTTGGATACGACGAAAACATTATGCTCTATCATTCAGAAGATGCTGCGGACACTTCTGATAAGAAGGAAGAGTCCGACAAGAGCGAGGAAAAAGAGGAAACCATCGCAGACGTATTCGACACGTTTTCTGAAAAACAGAAAACTGTTGTTTACGCGATGATTGCGAAGGCCGTTGAAGACGCAGACAACGAAGAAGATTCGAAAGACGATTCTGAAGGAGGAAACGACACTATGAAACACAATGTATTTGAGCCCGAGGCCAATGAGGATACCAATGCTCTGAGCCATGACGCAATGAACGCGATCATTGGCGACAGCAAGCGCTTTGGCTCTATGAAGGAGAGCTTCTTGCAGCATGCGGGTACATATGGAATCGATCAAATCGATTATCTGTTCCCCGATGCTCAGAACATGACCAATCAGCCGATTTTCATTTCCCGTGATATGGGCTGGGTGAACAAGGTCATGAGTTCTGTTCATCACACTCCGTTCTCTCGCATTAAATCCATCTTCGCGGACATCACCGAGGATGAGGCTCGTGCGAAGGGCTACATCAAAGGCAAGCTGAAGAAGGAAGAGGTCTTCTCCCTGCTGAAGCGCACCACTATTCCTACGACCGTTTACAAGAAACAGAAGATGGATCGTGATGATGTGGTTGACATCACGGATTTCGATGTGGTGGCGTGGCTGAAGACTGAGATGCGCATGATGCTGAACGAGGAGCTTGCTCGCGCTTATCTGGTTGGTGACGGCCGTCTGGCTTCCAGCGATGACAAGATCAATGAAACCAACATCCGTCCGATCTGGACTGACGAGGATTTGTATACAATCAAGGCTGTCTTCACGGCGAAGGATGATGCCGATACAAATGCGAAAGAGTTCATCCGCACCATCGTCAAGGCCCGCAAGGACTACAAAGGCTCTGGTAATCCGGTTCTGTTCACGACTGAGGACATGCTGACCGACTGCCTGCTGCTGACGGATAATGAGGGTCGTGACCTGTATGATTCCGTCGAGAAACTAACGAAGAAGCTGCGTGTCAGCGAGATCGTGACGGCTCCTGTGATGGAGGGTCTGACTCGTGAGGTTGAGGGTAAGACCCGTACTCTGCTTGGTATCGTGGTCAACCTGAACGACTACAATGTTGGTGCTGATAAGGGCGGCGCTGTGAACATGTTCGATGACTTCGACATCGACTACAACCAGCAGAAATATCTGATCGAGACCCGTTGCTCTAGCGCTCTGACGAAGCCTTACTCCGCCATCGCTGTTGAGATGGAAAAGGCTGCTGGTTAATCGCTTCTAATACTTCAAAATGGAGAAAGGGGTAATAAAGAATGGCAAATAGTTCCGATCCGCTGCCGTCAATTCCGACCAATCTGAATAAGTTGCATCGGATTTATTCTGATAGTGAGGAGCGAAACATTGAGAAAACTATTCTCTATGTTGTTTTCGATGCGGAAAATAAACCTCGTCCTTATCTCTACATCGATCCAGATGGTGGCGATGTTCCCGAAAATCGAGTCGACTGTATTACGTTGGCTGAGCTGTTTAAGAATGGTCTCTTGATTTCTATAAAGAATTCTTTTGTCTTACCATATGATATGACCATTGTCAATCTTGGAAACGACAAATTTTACACTTCCGTTTTTACTGCTATGTCACAGGACATTTCCTACAACTCAACTACGCTCAGTGTTCTTACTCCTGTGAGTTTTAACTCTATGGAGTTTAATCCTGGCTGAGCCGAGGAAAATGAGTCATGGCTAAGTTTTACGGAAAGGTCGGTTATGTTGAGACGGTTGAAACACGGCCCGGCGTCTTTACTCAGTCCGTAACGGAGCGTACGTATTGCGGCGATCTTGTTCGAAATAGCCGCAAGTGGCAAACGAGCGGTAATGTCAATGACGATGTGAACGTGAACAACGAAATCAGCATTGTGGCTGATCCGTTCGCTTATGATCATTTCGCTTTCATCCGGTATGTTGAGTACATGGGAGTTCTCTGGAACGTAACAGCCGTCGAAGTTCAAAGACCTAGACTTATTTTAAGCGTGGGAGGCGTATACAATGGCCAGCAGCCTTGACTTGCAGCGAGAGTTTCAAGCTTTATGCAAGAACGTATATTTTCAACCTCCCGAATCGGTGAAACTCTCGTATCCCTGCATCATTTATAAGCGGTCCGCAGGCGATACGAGGTTCGCTGATAACAAAAAATATTCCTATACGGCGGGTTATGATGTAGTGGTTGTTGAGACAGACCCCGATCGGAAGCTGGCGACAGATGTGTATATGCACTTCGTCTACTGCCGAGAGGGGTCTCCTTATGTCTCAAACAACCTTTATCATAGCCCATTCACTATCTATTTCTAAGGAGGAATAATTATATGACAAAACTTGTTTGGGACGAAATTGGAAAACGTCTTTACGAGACTGGCGTTGACCATGGTGTTCTTTATCGATACAAAAAGCCAAATGCGACTGCTGAAGATAAACCGTATTCCGGCGGTGTGCCGTGGAATGGCCTGACGGCTGTGACTGAGAGCCCATCCGGGGCCGAAGCGTCTCCGCTGTATGCCGATAATATTAAATATCTGAACCTGATGAGTGCAGAAGAGTTCGGCGCAACCATCGAGGCTTATATATATCCTGACGAGTTCGCCGTCTGCGACGGCTCTGCGGAAATTGCTCCCGGCGTGATGATTGGTCAGCAGAAACGGGAAGTATTCGGCATGTGTTATCGCACCAAGATTGGTAACGACACCGAAGGTGCAGACCATGGCTATAAGCTGCATTTGATTTATGGCTGTCTGGCAGCTCCCTCCGAAAAAGGGTACAACACAATCAATGACAGCCCCGATGCTATCACTTTCTCGTGGGAAGTCAGTACAACCCCGGTCAACGTAGAGGGCTTCGCACCTACTGCATCCTTGACCATTGATTCGACAAAGGTTGCTCCTGAAAAGATGGCGGCATTGGAGGCCGTCTTGTATGGTGGCAATACGGAAGAAGCGCGACTGCCGCTTCCTGACGAGGTCGTTACTCTGGTTGGCGCGGCGTAAACTTTCTAAACTATATTTGTCAAATTGGGAGCCGTTTGAGTGTTTTTTTACTCGCGGCTCCCTTCTTTTTTTTTGAAAGGGGAAAACAGAAATGATCAAGAAAACAATTGAGTACGTCGACTATAACGGAACCAAGAGAAGTGAGGATTTTTATTTTAACCTCACGGAAGCAGAGTGTGTAGATTTGGAAATCGGTACCAGCGGAGGCTATACCGAAATGATTCGGAGGATGGTAAATGCAAACGATCTGGCTGCGCTCATCAAGGTGTTCAGAGAGTTTATCAGCAACGCTTATGGTGTAAAAAGTCTCGATGGTCGCAGATTTATGAAGTCGCCGGAGATTCTTGCCGAATTTACCGAAACCGAGGCTTTCTCGAAGCTGTATATGGAACTCGCTACAAATGCTGAAGAGGCAGCTGCATTTGTGAACGGCGTCCTTCCAAATCGCAAAGTTGAACCTCCGCTGGCGATTGCTCCGAAGGCAAATGGATAAAGAAAATAACAGTGAGAGGGAGAGTATCTATGCTTCAGCTAATTATACCAGATTCTGACGAACTATGGGACGAGAAAAAAGAAGAGTTCGTATACAGAAAAGGCCAAACCCTTCAGTTGGAGCACTCTCTTGTTTCACTTGCCAAATGGGAATCAAAATGGTGTGTTCCATTTCTTTCAAAAAAGGACAAGACCCTTGAAGAGACCCTGGACTATATAAAATGTATGACCATTACGCAGAATGTAAATCCGGAAGTTTATCTGAACCTTACACAAGAAAACGTTGATGCGGTAAATGCGTACATCAACGCTCCAATGACGGCCACATATTTTTCTAACGAAAAAGCAACTGGCCCTAACAACGAGCAAGTGACTTCCGAAATCATCTATTATTGGATGATTGCTTTAAACATACCTCCTGAGTATCAGAAGTGGCATCTCAATCGACTTTTGACGCTTATCAAGGTATGCGACATTAAAAATCAGCCGCCTAAAAAGCACAGCAGAAGGGAAATCATGCGTAGAAACACAGCTCTAAATGCTGAGCGAAGAAAACGGTTAGGAACAAAAGGCTGATGATTCAGCGAAGGGAGAAAAACATGGAGAAAAGTATCGGTACGATTGGGGACGCTTATGAGATATTGGCATCCACCAAACAATTCATTCTGTGTCGTAGTTTGACGGCCAACCCGGTTCACACATACGCGGTGATGCGCTTGGACGAAGACGGACATCCGTTTGACATCCGAGTGAGAGCCGAAAGAGAAGCTGCCGAGCGTGAATTCTGCTCGTGCTGTTTTCCTGGATGGTTTAAGAACGGAGGCACTACAAAAACTGCGTGAGGAGATTTTGTAGATGATAAGTTTCAGACAAAAGGGCGACTTTTCCAAACTGACGAGATTTTTAGAAAAGGCCAAAGAGGCTGTTCGACTTGGTGATCTCGATAAATACGGTCGAGAGGGAGTGGCCGCCCTTGCGTCTGCAACACCTGTTGATTCAGGCCTGACTGCACGGTCGTGGCACTACAAAATTGAGAACCGAAAAGGCTCGGTTGCGATTTCTTTTTACAATTCAAACGTTCAAAATGGAGTTTCGATTGCCGTCATTTTACAATACGGCCACGGAACGGGAACTGGCGGCTGGGTAGCTGGGAGAGATTACATCAATCCTGCTATCCAGCCTGTTTTTGACAAAATTGCAAATGAAGCGTGGAGGGAGGTTACTGCCAAATGAGCAACGTTATCGACCAGAAAGTCGTTGAGATGCGGTTTGATAATAAGCAGTTTGAAAACAATGTTCAAACCAGTTTATCGACACTCGACAGGTTGAAGAAAAGTTTAAATCTGGAAGGGGCAACAAAAGGTCTCGAAAATGTGGACGCGGCAAGCAAAAAACTGAATTTTTCGGGTTTGAGCAGTGCTGTCGAAACAGTCCAAGCAAAATTTTCTGCCTTCGAGGTCATGGCAGTAACAGCCCTTGCCAATATTACAAATTCTGCAATCAATGCGGGTAAGCAAATGCTTCGCTCGCTGACGATAGAGCCTGTATCACAGGGATTTAATGAATACGAACTCAAAATGGGTTCGATTCAGACAATTATGGCAAGCACCGGTGCCTCGCTAAAAGAGGTTAATGGATACTTAAACGAGTTAAATACATACGCAGATAAAACGATTTATTCGTTTTCAGATATGACTAATAACATCGGCAAATTTACAAATGCTGGTGTTAAGTTGGAAGATGCGGTCTTAGCAATCAAAGGTGTCAGCAATGAAGCTGCTGTATCTGGCGCAAATGCAAATGAAGCGTCTAGAGCAATGTATAACTTTGCTCAAGCGTTGTCTGCCGGGTATGTAAAACTAATCGATTGGAAATCCATTGAAAATGCCAACATGGCAACCGTTGAGTTTAAGAATGAGTTACTTAAAGCTGCGGAAGCCGCTGGAACAGTAAAAAAACAAGCTGACGGCATGTATCGCGTCCTGACCAAAAACAATCAGGGTTCAACGATGGATCTTGCAATTGACGCGACTAAAAACTTTAATGACAGCTTGAATTATCAATGGATGACCACAGAAGTGTTGGTTAATACACTGAAAGACTACGCTGACGAAACAACGGAAATTGGTAAGAAAGCTTTTTCGGCGGCTCAGGATGTAAAGACATTCAGCCAATTGATGGATACACTCAAAGAAGCGGTCGGCTCTGGCTGGGCCATGACGTTTGAGCTAATATTTGGCGATTTCGAAGAAGCAAAAGAACTCTGGACATGTGTAAGCCAAGTAGTCGGTGGTTTTATCGACCAGCAGTCCCAAGCTCGAAACGATTTGCTTGCCGCGTGGAACCGGTCGGGAGGAAGGACTGCGCTGATTGACAGCTTCAAGAATTCTTTTGACGGATTACTGAGCGTAGTTGTTCCTGTAAAGGAAGCATTTCGTGAAGTGTTTCCGGCACTTAAAGGTTGGCAGCTTCCGCAGATGACCAGAAATTTACGGGACTTTACAGAGCGACTGAAACTTAGTGAAGAATCAGCTGCAAAACTAAAAACAACCTTTAAAGGAATATTTTCACTTTTCGATATTGGCGGAAAAGCAATTTCAGCAGTTGTAAAGCCAGTCACGAGCTTTCTTACCGGAGGGGCTGTTTCTTCATTCGGAAGATCGGTTCTGGACGTTACGTCATCACTTGGTGAATTCTTCATCAAACTGAATGAGGGAATTGAGAACGGAAATGGCTTTGCGGTTGTCAGCGAGACAATTGCAAAAGCGTTGGACGGCATATCAAATGCATGCTCATTTGCGCGAGACTCTTTTGGCAACCTTGGAAGCGTGTTTTCGAAGGTCGGAAGTGTGATTTCAACCGTTGCCAGCCGTATAAAAGATACAGTCGTAAACGCTTTGACATGGATTTCCGAAAATATATCAGCCGGAGATATCTTTGCGGGTCTTGCCGGCGGCGGAATTTTTATGCTCGTCAAAAAGCTTGGTGGTCTGGCCGATAAGATAAAAGACATACTTTCCAATTTTGGGAAGAGCAAAATCGACACATCGGGATTTTCTGATATTCTGTCCTCAATTCATGATTCGCTTGACTCTTTCCAGCAGGGGATAAAAGTAGCATCGCTTGTTGGAATTGCGACAGCGGTTATGATTTTGGCATCTTCCTTGCGAAAGATTTCCGAAATCGAACCGGTTAAAATTGCATATTCTTTGGCGACAATAAAGGCTTTAGTATTGACTTTGAATTCTGGTTTCAAATCCTTGTCTAAAACCTTATTGAGTTTTAACGCCAAAGGAACCATAAAAGCAAGCGTTTCAATGATCGGTATTGCCACAGCTATCAATATTCTGGCGTCGGCGATGAAGAAAATTGCGGATCTTTCTTTGGAGCAGATTGCTCGGGGGCTTGCCGCATTGGGCGGGGCAATGCTTGAATTGTCCGTTGCCATTAAAATCATTGGCAAAAGCAATATAACGCTTAGAACCAGTGTCGCGATGCTCGCGCTTGCTCAAGCATGTTCAATGCTGGCGGATGCGCTTCGCAAATATGCATCTCTCTCAGAAGACGAGATCATCCGAGGGCTTACTGCAATGGGAGGGGCTTTGCTGGAATTCAGTGCAGTGCTTTCGATTCTCAACAAATTTGCTGGCGGTAAGGCTCTCTTTGGGGCTGCCGGAATTCTTGTCGCGTCACTTGCGCTTGATGAGATTTCGGAAAATCTTGAAAAGATGGGGAATTTGTCATGGGATCAGATTGGACGAGGACTCGCTGCAATGGGGGGCGCTCTTGCTGAATTTGGTATTGTTCTTGGGCTGCTTGGCAAATTTACGGGCTTTTCAAGTATATTTGCTGCTACGGCACTTTTGATTGGTGTTCAATCATTAGGAAAATTGGCAGAAGGCCTTGAGCGATTCGGAGAAATGCAATGGGACGAAATTGGAAGAGGACTTACCGCAATGGGTGTTGCGCTTCTTGAAGTTGGCGCCGTGATTGGGACGCTCGGTGTTCTTGCCGGGTTTGCGGGCATTATTGGCGCAGCTTCATTGCTGATTGCGATTCAAGGACTCGACGATCTTGCCAATGCTTTGAAGAAGTTCGGTTCCATGCAGTGGGATGAAATCGGAAGAGGCCTTGTTGCGATGGGAGCGGCGCTTCTTGAAGTTGGTGTCGTAGTTGGAACACTAGGTGCTCTCACAGGCTTTGCGGGCATTATTGGCGCTGGAGCATTGCTATTAGCAATTCAGGGCCTTGATGATTTAGCCAACGCGCTTGCGAAATTTGGCGCAATGCAATGGGTTGAAATCGGAAAAGGTCTTGTTGCGATGGGAGCGGCGCTTCTTGAAGTTGGGGTCGTAACCGGAGCGCTTGGTGCTCTTACCGGTTTGGCAGGCCTTGTCGGTGCGGGAACATTGTTGCTTGCTGTTCAGGGCCTTGATGACCTTGCCAATGCTTTGAAGAAGTTCGGTTCCATGCAATGGGATGAAATCGGCAGGGGACTTGCTGCAATGGGAGCAGCTATGGGCGAAGTTGCCCTAGGCGGCTTACTTAACACTCTTTCCGGTTTTGGTGCCGCATCTATTTCCAAAATAGCGGAGCCGCTCGGAGTCCTGGCGGACTCTGTAAAGAAATGGGCCGGAGTGACGGTTCCGGAAGAACTAGGCGCTCAACTTGGAGAACTTGCCGGCGGAATCTTGCAATTCACCTTTGGTGGGTGGGGTGCATCTGCAATTGCTGAAGTTGCTGCTCCTCTCGGTACAATGGCCGATTCAATTTCAAAATGGTCCAATGTCGATATTACCGAGGACTTGGGGGATAAAATCGGATCGTTGGCAAGCGGTGTGAAGGCATTTACCTTCGGAGGATTGGGGGCAGGCGCCATTGCGGAAGCCGCTCCCGGGATTGGTCAGTTGTCTGACGCTGTAAGAAAATGGGACGGCGTTGTCGTTCCCGAGGATTTGGAAAGCGGCCTTACAAGTCTTGCCACGGGTGTAAATGCATTCAGTTTCGCTTTCGCTGGAGGTTGGTCGATTGGGACACTCATCGGCCCTCTGGGCGATTTGGTCGAGCCGGTAAAAAAATGGAACTATGTAAAAGTTCCGGAAGGCATTGACAGCTCGCTCAAACAGTTGGCCGATGGCGTGAACGCATTTAGCTTCTCGTTTATGAGCGGGTGGTCACTTGATACGCTGGTTGGTCCGCTTGGCGATTTGGCCGATGCAGCGAGAAAGTGGAATGGTGTCATATTAGAAGGTGTATCGCAGGAACTTACCAGTTTCGCAGACAGCTTGAAGAATCTCGGGACGGTTAGTGTATCGGGGCTCGTGCTTGAATTTCAAAATGCTACCGGAACATTGACGCAGGCAGTTTCTGGAATGCTTTCTTCTATTATCGCTATTGTGAACACGCGAAAGAGCGGAGTAATTTCGGTCTTTGTTGTGATGGTAGGGAATGTCCTTACAACTCTGAATGGAAAACTCCCCAATTTCCAAACTTTCAGTCAACTGACAGTAAAGTATATGGTCATGGGGATTCGTTCTCAGGCTGGGCTTCCAATTGTCGCATTTGGTGAAATTATTACGGACGCGCTGTCATCCATTATTATACGAAATATCGAATTCTACGACGCCGGCCGCGACATGGCAGCTGGATTTGCCAATGGCATCAGTGCCAACACATTCCTTGCGGAAGCGAAAGCTGCTGAAATGGCCGCTGCGGCTGCTCGCGCTGCAAGACGGGAACTCGACGAGCATTCTCCGTCGAAAGTGGGTTATGAAATCGGCGATTTCTTCGGTGTTGCTTTCGTCGGAGCAATCAGTGATTACGCGGACAAGTCATATCGTGCCGGTGCCGAGATGGGAACGAAAGCGCGAATTGGACTTACAGAGGCCGTATCGAAGATTTCGGACTATATCAACAGTGACATGGACACGCAGCCAACGATTCGTCCTGTGCTGGATTTGTCAAATGTTCAGTCCGGAACTAGACAGATAAATGCAATGTTTAGCCGCACGCAGGCAATGTCAATCAACGCCAACATGAACAGGGCACACACCAGCGGAAATCAAAATGGTGGGTTCCAAGATGGTTCCGGTGCTACGTATAACTACTTCACACAGAATAACTATTCGCCGAAGGCTCTGTCGAGGGTTGAAATTTATCGGCAGACAAAGAATCAATTCTCGGCTATGAAAGGAACGGTGAGTAAACGATGATCAAGTCAATCACGGTTACAAACTATCTCGGCGAAAGTCTAAAGATGGAACTTACAAACCCGTACGATTCCGGTATTGCCATTACTGACATTACCGGAATTGGTCCGGGAAAAGCGGATATCAATGTCACGGAGCTTACATCGAGCGACGGGTCGCTATACAATTCGTCTCGGCTTGGGACACGAAATATTGTTATGACACTTCGTTTCATGTTTGCTCCGGACATTGAGACCATCCGGCAGAAGTCCTATAAGTATTTTCCGATTAAGAAAGAGCTAACCCTTACGTTCGAGACGGACAATCGGTCTTGTTATATTACTGGCTACGTAGAGTCGAATGAACCTGTTGTTTTCGACGAGAACGAGCATACACAAATTTCAATCCTGTGCCCTGATCCGTATTTCTACTCTACGACTGCAAACGCAATGGTCTTCAGCGGTGTTGTCCCGATGTTTGAATTCGAGTTTTCTAACGAAACGGAAGGCGGATCAAATAACGAACGTAACATCCTTATGTCTGAAATCGAGGTTGCACAGGAACAAACTGTCTATTATAACGGCGACAGCGAAATCGGCGTCACGATTCAAATTCACGCAATCGGTACAGTGGAGAACGTTACGATCTACAATACGGGAACGCGGGAATTTATCAAAATAGATACAGAAAAGCTAAAATCGATTACTGGCTCGACCATTGTTGTAGGTGACGATATTTACATTTGCACTGTAAAAGGGAAGAAGTCTATCACTTTGCTCCGGAATGGCGTTCGGACGAACATTCTAAATTGCCTTACAAAGGATTCTTCCTGGATTCAGCTGGTGAAAGGGGATAACATCCTTGCTTATACGGCTGAGAAAGGTTCGGAGATGCTATATTTTACAGTCTATAACAACATCATCTATGAGGGGGTATAAGCGTGGATATTTGGGTTTTAGATAAGACTCTGGAAGCCAATGACATCATTGATACCTTTAATTCCCTTATATGGACGGACCGATACGACGAATATGGAGACTTTGAGATATACACATCCGTTACAGACCAGGCGCTGTCTCTGCTGCAAATGGATTATTATTTACAAAGCCGCTCGTCTGAGCACGTCATGATTATTGAAGAGGTTCTAATTGATACCGATCCGGAAAATGGCAACAGTGTCACGATTACGGGTCGGTCATTAGAGTCTCTCCTTTCACGACGTATTGTTTGGGCACAGACGCTTTTGGATGGAAGTGTTCAGGATTGTATCAAAAGGCTTCTTGATGAAAATGTCATATCCCCCAAAGATGCCAACCGCAAAATTCCAAACTTTGTGTTCGCGGCAAGCACTGATAAGGCCGTAACAGAGCCAAAAATTACCGCACAGTTCACCGGAGATAACCTGTACGATGTTATCGCGGAAATTTGTCGATTAACGGGGATCGGTTTCAAGGTTACATTGAACGATAAGAAGCAGTTCGTCTTCAAACTCTACGCTGGTGCCGATCGCACTTATGCTCAGACGGAAAACCCTTACGTTATATTTTCACCAAAGTTTGAAAACATTGCCAACAGCAATTATCTCGAATCTAAAAAGGAATACAAGAATGTTGCACTGGTTGCCGGCGAAGGTGAGGGCGCTGAACGAAAAACTACCTCTGTTGGCGAGGGAAATGGATTGGAGCGTCGAGAGTTGTTTGTGGACGCTCGCGATATTTCGACTACGACAGAGGACAATGTCACTCTTTCGGACGAAGAATACAAGAAGCAGTTGGCTCAGCGTGGCAATGAGAAACTTGCGGAATGCAGCTCCGCTCAATCGTTTGAAGGTCAAGTTGAAATGACAAAAATGTTTGAATATGGCAAGGATTTCTTCATCGGCGACATCGTGCAAATCACCAACGAATACGGAATGGAGAGTGGGGCTAGGATTTCTGAAATTGTGACCGCTATCGACACCCAAGGCACCGTTACCTATCCCACACTTTCAACCGTACCTTGATTGTGTCAAAGGGGGATTTATATTTCATGAGTGTAACATATGGATTTTATAATTCAATCAATGGAGACCGAAAGTACAACGCTCTTGAGATGTCGAGTATATTCGACGGCATCATCGTAGACGGCGTCTACATGTCCATCGGAGACGCGTTGAATGTTCAATCATCAGGTGGAATGGGAATTACTGTTGGTATTGGACGCGCATGGTTCGACCATACATGGACGCTGAATGATTCGCTTTTGCCGCTTACTCTTGAAAGTTCTGACGTGCTTCTGAACAGGATCGATGCAGTCGTTCTGGAGATCAATAATGACACCGAGGTTCGAAGAAACGAAATCAAAATCGTTAAGGGGACTCCGGCAAGCAATCCCGTTAGGCCAACATTGGTGAAAAACGAACTTCTGAACCAGCATCCTCTTGCTTATATTTCGGTGCCCAAAGGTGCGACCTCCATTTCTCAGAGTAATATTACAAACGCTGTTGGCACCTCGGAGTGCCCATTCGTAACTGGTGTTCTTGAAGGTATGAATATCGACAATCTGGTTGCACAGTGGGGGGCTCAGTGGGCAGAATGGATTAGCAGCAATACGAGCGAGTTTGAGTCATGGTTTCAAGAAATGAAAGACCAGCTCTCCACTGACGCAGCCGGGAACCTGCAAGCGTCTAAAATGGACAAGGCCACCTATGACGCGGACGGCGACGGCGTGGTGGATGAGGCCGAAAAAGTGTCAAATGCTCTCACCCTAAAAAATGCCGCGGGAGAAGTTGTAGCCACGTTCGATGGAAGCGAAGCGGCCATCTTGCAGCTTACTGCCGCCCTTGTGGGGGCCTTGGGGAAAACAGATACAGCAGCTGATTCGTCAAAACTTGCGGGACTTACGCCTGTTATAGACAACCCCGGCCCGAGCAATCGAAATAGCTGGTATTTCCCATTTACCGGGACGAACAACAAAGACGGCACGCGGAAATATTACGCATGTATTTACGCTGATCGTGCAACAAATCTTTCCATGAGTTTGAGCGGCACCACGCTGACAATCAACTATTCGTGAGGCGGTGAGGGCATGGCTTTGGTTTTCAACAATGTCACAGTGCCGCAGAGCGGGAATGTGATCCATAACGGCACGTCGTTATCTGCTGTCAAAATGGGGGCAACGGAAGTATGGAAACGGCAAAAAACGGTCTACCCCGGCGTACCAGTTGCCAATACGCAGAACCTCGGGTATGCCGCATATTTTACCGTCACGAATACAGGCTCCCATATCAAGGTGGACGCATTCGGCGGCACAGAACGCGGATATGGCCGTGTAATGCTTGGCGGATTTAGCACGATAGGATATTCTAAACTTTTCTTTGCAAATCTGCACGCGTATATCACAAATAGCTATTCCCATATCAAGGTAGCGCTGGGCGACATAAACGGAAATGTTGTTCAGCAGCTTATTTATTCCGAGGCGAACAGCTTCGACACTACCTATACAGCCGCTAATGTATTTAATATCAATTCAGCAAATGGAAATTACTACTTAATTCTGGAAGTAGAATCCGGCGCCACCCATTTGGGCAAGAACGCAATTATCGAAATGAACGGCTGCTATTTGATTTAAAATGGAGGAACGAAAAAATGCTGAAAGCCACACTGAAAAACGGCAATGAATACGAACTGTTGGAAGATACAACAGTATACCCCAGCGGCAGCCCGAACGCCCGCAGCCGTATGGAAATCCACATGGGCGAGGATGCCATGACGGCGGCAGAGTTTGAAACAGCTTTTATGGATGAGGCTGCAACGACGGAAATCCGATTGACAAAAACGACCGACGAGGACGACCCGAAAATCGTGTTTGACACGGTGTACCAGCACTATTGCCTTGTGGCGAGCATCGGCAAAAAGCGCGTGAGCAAAACAGACATTGCCACCGGGCAGGTCGTTGAAGAAATACACCTTGTGGCCGAGCTGGAGCAGCGCACCTACATCGAACAGCAGCTTGCTGCGCTGGGGCTGTAAAGGAGGATAAGCTATGGAACGAGCAAGATTCCCAATGGAGTTTCTTCGGGTAACCCAAGGCCCAAATGTAGGAAGCCATAGAGGAAGTAAGGCTATGGATTTCGGAGGGAAGGACACCGGAAAAGATCCGACATATGCTCCTTTTACGGGTAAGTTCGTACGTGTCCGTAAGGATTCCAGTCACGAATCATACTTAGAATCCTTGGAACCGGTCGAATTCGCCAATGGTGTGGTCGACTATATGACACTCACGTTCATGCACGACGACGTTTTGGATGTAAAAACAGGACAAATCGTACGTCAGGGCGAGAAAATCGGAGACGAGGGTGGCTTTGGTGGCGGTCGTCCGAACCGTTTTGGCGCGCATCTTCACATTGAAGCGAGCCGAGGCCGGAATATCGCTTATCAGGTTCAAAATGAAGTGGGGACGTATTGTACGCCGAATCAGGTGAATATTTGGGACGCATTGTGGCTTGGCACGGATGTCCAGATTTTGAATGATAGCGGCTATCCTTGGCGGCGAGATGTAAAAAAGGAGGAGAACGATATGGAATTTCTGGAAGTTACAAGCGATCGTTGCGAAGTTTTCACCGATACAAACGTAAATTCCGTCGATCGCACCTTTAATAACGGAAGGCTCGTGAAAGGCGAATTCTACCCGATTCAGAGCGATGTTGGTACGGATGGAGTGTATCATTGGGTGCGCATCCAGGCCGGCGACAAGAAGCGATATGCTGTTGTTCTGGAAGATCGCAGCAAGGTTGTTTCCCTTTCTGCCGGAGACGCCATTGCTGCATGCATGGCGCAGGTCCCGCATGTTGACACATTCGAGCTTGAGAAAAAATTGGCCGATATGACCGTCGAAAAGAACGCTGTTGAAAAACGCCTTACTGACCTTAAAGCATATGCTGCGGAGGTGTAAGGGAATAGTGGAATGGACGGTAGTAGGTGTAATCGTTGCTTTAGTCGGTTTGTTTGTGACTGTTGGGGCACCGATTATCAAACTGAACGGCAACATAGTTCGTTCGAATGTGATTTTGGATCGGCTTGAAAAAGAGCTGGCCGCTCAAAAGCTGGATGCAAAGGAAAGCCATCGTCGTTTGTGGGCGCATAACGATGAGCAAGACGAACGTATCGGAGATCATGAAACCCGTATTACAATTTTGGAAAATAGGCAGGAGGTATAGTTATGAAAATGACAAATAAAGTGTATGACATCCTTAAGTGGATTGCGCAGTATTTTCTTCCGGCTATTGGCACATTGTACTTCGCACTGGCTGGCATTTGGGGACTGCCCTACGGAGAGCAGGTCGTAGGTACAATTACTGCCGTTGATACTTTCTTTGGGGTACTCCTTGGAATCAGTTCGGCACAGTATAATAAGGCCGGCTTGTCTATGAGCAAAAAATAAACCGCCTGAGAAAAACCACAAGCGGTCTATTTTTAAACTTAGCGAAACAGAACAAGACGAATTTGGTAAAGCCATTATAATGTAATATTATTACATATAAAAAAGCAAAAAAGGCAAGCCATAAACCTTGATAAATTTTTACTGGAGTGACAAAAGTGCGGAACACTCGTACACTGTTTCTATACTTTTGCGCAAAATGTCGCTATATAGCTAGACTTTCCGTATCCAATATGGAAGCGGCGGTTACGAGAAAATTCTGAATCGTGC